GTACAACATCAACACAAGACGATATGTATATAAGATGGTCTGATCAAGAGTCCTTAACTTCATGGGCACCTACCGCAACGAATACAGCAGGTACACAGCGACTTGCAGATGGTACAAGAATTGTTGGAGCGCTAAGAGGTCGTGATGCCATTTACATTTGGACGGATACGTCTTTATTTATTATGAGATTTGTGGGTTCACCTTTTACTTTTTCTTTTCAACAAGTAGGTACGAACTGTGGATTGATTGGTAAAAATGCAGCCGTTGAAGTGGATGGCTCAGCTTACTGGATGTCAGAAAATGGTTTCTTTAGATACACAGGTCGACTAGAATCATTACCTTGTTTAGTTGAAGATTATGTTTATGATGATATCAACACTGTTCCTAAAAATCATATTTACGCAGGATTGAATAACTTGTTTGGTGAAGTGACATGGTTCTATCCTGGAAGTGGTTCAGCATCAAACAATCGATCAGTCACTTATAACTATATGGATTCATCGCCTGAAAGACCCGTATGGACAACAAGTTCATTAGCAAGATCTACGTGGTCAGATTCTCATATTTTTGGCAAGCCGCATGCAACAGAGTATGATTCAAGTTCAACAAGTGATTCAACTGTGGGCAATACCGATGGTTGTACGACATACTATGAACATGAAACAGGCAACAATCAAATTAAAGCTGGAACAGCAACAGCGATTACAGCAAACATACAATCAGGAGATTTTGATTTAGGTCAACAAGGTCTTGCTGGTGATGGCGAACTGATGATGAAAATAAGAAGAGTGCTACCCGATTTTTTAACACAAACAGGAACAACAAGAGTAACATTAAATTTAAAAAATTACCCAACGGACTCTGAAGCGAGTTCTTCATTAGGTCCTTTTGATATTACAGCATCAACCGATAAAATAGACACGCGCGCGCGTGCACGTGCGATTGCTTTAAAAATATCCAATACTGGTTTAGCACAACACTGGAAAGTGGGTACCTTTAGATTAGATATACAACCTGATGGAAGACGATAATGGCTAGAATAGTACAATCTTTAACACAACCGTTACTACAATATGATCAACAAGTTCAACAATCGTTTGTTCGAGATGTAGATAGTATTGTGCAAAAACTTAACACATCTTTTCAACAAGAGATAAAAGAGGAAGCAGAAGCCATTGCTTTATTTTTAGCTTAATGTCAAACGCATTTGTCAATAAAAAAGTCGATTTAACGAGCACCAGTGCTACAACAATCTATACGGTGCCTACAGCAACAACCGCTGTCATTAAATCTATACTCGTATCTGAAGATTCTGGTAATGCTGATACCATTACTGTAACCATAACTGATACTGATTCAGCTGTTTTTAGTCTATTTAAGACTAAGGCTATATCAGCAAACGCAACATCAGAGCTGTTAACTGGTCCTTTAGTCGCTGAGGAAAGCGAAATTATAAAGGTTACCGCAGCGACTGCTAATAGGCTTCATGTGGTGCTATCCGCCCTTGAAATAAAACCTAGAGAAGTTACAACATAGACTTGATTTATTAATATAAATTAAGTAATAGTATATACTCAGGGAAAAACCCTGCCTTTAAATAAATAACCTATAATAGATATGATAACACGAGCACAGATTCGCAGACAATTACGTAAAAATGGTGGCATTATGAACACTGTTCCACGACAAAATTATGGAGCAGGAAGTTGGTTAAAAGAAAAATTTCGTAAACTTATTCCAAATGAAATAGCAAATGTTGCGGTTAAAGCTGCACCTTTTGTTGCACCCTTTAATCCTGGTATTGCGGGATTGATGAGAGGTATTGGTAGATTTGATAAAAGAGGTAGTATCAGTGATGCACTTAAACAAGGTTTATTAACTACGGCAGGAGGAGCTGGTGCAAGATATTTAGGTGGGCAAAGAGGAATGGAAGACATAATGGGAGGTGGACTTAGAGGTGGTCTTACTAATCCAATAAGTTCAGATAGTCCATTAAGAAATTTATTTAAATCTAAAGCTAAAACAGTTGAAGACTTAGCAAAGAAAAAATTAACAGATGCAGAATCAATAAAAAATGCTCCAGAATTTATGGAAAAACTTAGAAAATTAACTATAGGCAAAGTTCCAATATTAGGAAACTTAAACCCAATGGTACAACAAAAATTATTAGTAGGTGGAATTACAGCGGGAGCTTCGGCACTTTACGATTTTTTTGCAGAACAAGAACCTCCTCAAGAAGATGGTGAAACTGTGGAACAATTTATGGAAAGAAGAAGAGTTAGTGTTGGTAGAAAAATGAGAAACTATATGGATAACTATTTTAAATTTGATTCAGAGTATTCTGCATTAGATGATGCAGGTAGAGATGCCTTCGTTGCAAGATACAATATGAAACAAGGTGGAAGAGTGGGTCTTGCTATGGGTAGTCCACATGGACAAGAAATGCCTACTTTTTCTGAAGGTGTACCACAAATGTTTATGTCTGATGAACTAGGAGCACTTCCTAAAGCGGAAGGTGGAGTTTCTCCAGAAGATATGGGTATATTATCGGTAGATGATTTTGATAGTGTTGAAGACTACAGAAGATATATACAAGCACTTGCACTTGAGATGGCAAGAAAAGAAAAACCAGAAGGACGTTTAACTGAAGGAGATATTACGAGAATATTAAATACAATACAAGATGTTAAAAAATCTATGCCTAAAGGAATTTTACAAAAAGCTAAAGGCGGAAGAATTAAAAAATACGGCGGTGGCGTTACAGCTGCTATGCCAAAAATACCAACGGGAACACCTAGAGTAAATGCTGGTGGCATTAGTGAATTAGATTACAGAGCTAAGGGAGGTTTTGTGCCAGTAGGTGTAAAAGAAAAAGCAGATGACGTTCCAGCGATGTTGTCTAAAAATGAATTTGTCATGACTGCGAATGCTGTTAAAGGTGCGGGTGGCGGAAATGTTGAAAAAGGAGCACAAAAAATGTACAACACAATGAAACGATTAGAAGGAAGAGTAGCATAATGGCAATAACAGAAACAAGAAATTTACCACCAGAATATATCGAAGCACTCGGTAAAACGTATGCAGCGGATTTAACAAGACAAGCGGGTATACCGTCAATTACTACAGCGGAAACACAACAACCTGGTGAGACAGCAGAACAGTTTGCACAAAGACAAGCGCAAGCACAACAGTTTGGAATTACAAAAGCAGGTATGGCAGATCTTGCACCTACTGTTGCACCACAAGACGCATTACAAACCGCAGCTTACACACAGGCAACTGATCCAACAACAGGATTGGGTGCTTATCAACCTTTTTTAACAAAAGCAACAACAGCTGCAGGTGCAGCAACCGATTTAACGGGAACAGGAGCAGGTACAGGAGCAGGTTCTATTACTTCATACATGTCACCTTATCAATCTCAAGTAATCGATACAGCGCTTGCAGACTTTGATACACAAGCAGAGCAAAGACAACAAGCTCTTCAAGATGCAACACTTCTTGGAGTACCTGGAGCTTTTGGAGGTGGTCGAGAAGGTGTACAACTTGCACAGTATCAATCAGCAAGTGACAAGAATCGAGCAGCACTTGAAGCAGGAATGTTACAACAAGGATTTCAACAGGCGCAACAATCTAGACAACAAGACTTAGCAAACCAAATGGGACTTGCTAATTTACAATCTGGTTTAGGTGGCACAGCACAAGACTTTAGTAGAGCACAGATTGCAGGTTTAGGTTCACTAGGATCAGCTCAACAAGCACAAGCTCAAGCCGTAGAGGATGCTCAAAGACAGACAGCGCAAATGGCAGTTCAAGATCCGATTAGAAGATTAAATATGTTAGGTGCAGGCGTAACAGGTTTAATGGGTGGAGCAACAGGTTTGGGTACAACTATTGGTGAAGCACCTCAATCAGCATCAAGCAGTCCATTGGCTACAGCACTAGGTACTGGTTTAATGGGAGCGGATATCTATGGAAGGATATTTAAGTAATGTCTAGAATTTTAAAAAGACCTATGTTTAGAAGAGGAGGTTCCTCGAATGAAGGTATTATGACAGGACTTGTGGATAGAAAAAAATACAATCTTGGGTCACCTTTTGATGAAAAAAGAACCGCAGCTGATGTGGAGGCTATAACAGGAGCAATGGATAAATATGCAGCTTTGCCTAAAACAACAGTACCTTTAGGACAAGTAGGTTTAAATTTAATATCAGGAAGATACGCTGGTGATGGTCTTTTAAAAAATATTGCTGGATCAGCACAAGATCCTTATGCTGCTTTTACAAAAGCAGATGATGTAAGAAATATGGCTTTAGCTAAAAGAAAGGCTGCAGCAGTATCAACATCTCTCGGACAACAAATAGCTGAAAGAAATGCCTTAAAAAAAGCAAAAGCAGAATTAGCAAAATCAGCTAAAGAAGATATAAAATTTAGAATTAAACAAGAAGATGATTTATTAAAACTTTATAAAAATGATAAATCAGTTCAAAATTTTGCTGAATCTTCAGTTCAATTAAAAAAAATGTTAAGTGCTTTAGAACAAAACACTGGTGCTGGTGATGTGGCTGCTATCTTTGCTTTTATGAAAACACTTGATCCTAATTCAGTAGTTAGAGAATCAGAATTTGAAGTAGCAGAAGGAACAGGTGGTGCAAAATTACTTTCATTTGAAAAAGCACATCAATTTTGGCAAAAATTAAAAACAGGAGAAAGATTAACTGATAGAGAAAAAGAAAACTTTAGAAACGCAGCAATTGGTTTTTACCAAGCAGATCAATCTTCAATAGATAATATAAGATCAAGTTTTGAAAATATTATTACAGATAGAGGATTAAATAAAGCTAATGTTTTTGTAGATAATGATATTAGACCATTTAATATAGAAACTAAGGTAACAGCTCCAGTTCCAGATGTTGTAGGGGGTGAAGTTAAACAAACATTTGATGTTCCACCTGGTACTAAGCTTGTAGATTATATGGATGGATTTTATTATTTTGAATTACCAGACGGAAGAAGATTTAGAACTAAAGGTTTAAAATAATGGCACAAATAGAATTTGTAGAAAAACTACCCTCTGAAGTAATTAAAGAAGCTGAAAATTTAAATGAAATTCCAAATAAAATTAGATTTCTTGTAGAGGGAGCCCCTAACATAGAATCTAAAATAGCAACTTTGGAAAAATTTTATGATAAAGTTGAAATGCATCCAACTCAAAAGGGTAATTTTATTGTTACCGATGAAAAAGGAGAACAACTTGTAGTAGATAATAAAAACAAAACTAACTTGGGTGATGTAATAGATATAGGAAAAGAACTAACCGAAGTAGCTGGTTCAATAGCGGGTGCTGTTGGAGGAACTGCTGTCGCTCCTGGCCCAGGAACAATAGTAGGCTCTGGTGCGGGTATGGCATTTGGTGCAGAATTATTTGAGAGAATAGCACAATCATATGGAACAGAAATTTTAAGAACTAATAAAGAACATGCTGCTCAAAGAATGACAGACTTTGCTTTTGGTTCGATTGGACAAGCCGTAGCTCCCTTAATTTTAAAAGGATTTAAAGGTTCCTTAGTAGGCTTTGGAAAAGCTGCTGTAGCATCAAGACAAAGATTAAAATCATTTATAGATGCAGGTGTAAGTCCAACTTTAGGTCAAGTTTCTCAAAAAAGAGGAACACAAACAGTAGAATTAATGTTAGGTAATTTTCCTGGTTCTTCAGGTAGAATTGCAGAACATGCTTTAAAAGCACAAGATGATTTAGGAACAGTATCATTTAATATAGCAAAAAATTTAGTTAACAACACTATGGCAGCATCAGAAGTTGAAGTAGGTAAAACTATTACACAAGGTATTAAAAAGGTTGTAGTTAAGGATGGAGTTAACTCTGTTGGGGGGTTTGTTGGTCGTTTTCAATCTAAAGCAGCTACTTTATTTGGAGAATTAGATAATTATTTAAAACCAAATGCAAAAATAAGATTAGATGGAACAGTAGCAAAATTAAAAGAACTAGTATCTCCTGTTCGAGGAGCAGAAAAAACATCTATTGTTTTTAAAAATCAATTTTTAGATGATATTTTAAAAGGATTAGAAGCAGATTTAGCAAAGGGTGGAGGAACTTTACCTTATCAAGCTATAAAAAGTATTAAAGGAAAAATTGGAAATAAACTATCTAGCTTTGACTTGGTTAGCCCTGTAGATAAAGCACAACTTAAAATGATTTATGGTGTTTTAAGTGAAGATATTAAATTAGCTTTAAAAGGAAATATAAATGGATTACGGGCACTTTCAAGAGCTAATAAATTTTATAGTAAAGGACTTGAAAGAATAGATGATTACTTAGAGCCTATTATGAAGATTGCTGATCCTGACAGAGTAGTATCAACTTTATTAAATAGTGCTAAAGAAGGAGCTACTAGAGTTAATGCTATTAAGAAAAGTTTAACTACAGATCAATTTAAAGTTTTT